GTAGTAGGGCGATACATTTAGATTTAATTATAGACGAAGTATCAACAACTGTAATCGGTGTAGCGTCAATAGACACAACAGCTTCTATGGATGTAACTGTTACAGCACAATGGAATAACGCAGATGCAGATAATACTATAAGTTTATATCAGGGATTCATGGAGTACAAAAACTAGGAGATAGGCATGGCAGATTTCACAGTAAAGAAGATAGCAGATAGTGATAAATATGAAGTACAAGAACCTGACAAAACCGTTGAAGGCGTTAAGACGATAGTGACACTGGATAACCTCGACACTCAGATAGCCGTCCTTGACGCGAGAAAAGCCAAGCTGGTTGCAGTTAGAGGCGATATAGTTAAAGTCGAAGCAGAAAAGGCCTAAAACATTGGAGAACAACATGAGTAATGGCGGCTGGGAAAGTAGGCTTACGGAACTAGAGGTTATCACTAAAGAAAGATGGGATAATCATGACAACCGTAGTGATGAACAGTGGACCCATATCCGTTCTATGCTACATGATATTACTTCACGTATGAACTGTGAGGTTCATATCACTAGAATCAATTCATTAAGCAGTAGGGTTAATTGGTTATATGGTATTTTAAGTGGAACGTTTATAGCGGTAGCAGTATTTGAATTATGTAAATCGTAACAACAAAAGGAATTACAATGAATGACATTCTAACAAAGATTATGCTTATTCTCCCTACAATAGTAGCTATAGGATGGAGTGTAGAAAAGATATTAAGATTACTTAATACTATTACTCCTGCATCTTGGAAGTGGGACGACAACCTGGCTGATATAGTTGGTAAAATATTACTCTCCATAGCAGGAAAAAGGAAAACTGATGTATGATTTCATAGGAGCAATAAAAAATGGACTTAATTTAGCCTCTATTCTTGTAAGTGGTGAGAACAAGGAGAAATGTTTCTCTGTAGCACTCAGAAAAGACGCTAGGAAGGCTCTGAACGTCGCTGAGGACATCTTTAGGCTTGTTGACGGCTACTGTATGGGTGAGCTAACAAAGAAGCCCTTTAAGGCTAAATATGACTCATTACGTAAGAAATTCGATAAATTGGACTAGATAAGGAGAAAACATGCCAAAAACATCATATGCTATACAAAAAGGCTCAGTTGACAATTCCTTTGTTAATCCTAATTTTAGCCATAGGCCAGCACTTGTGCTAAAAGATGGTACATTGTTTGTTGTGGTTGACAAGTGGCTATATCGATCAGATGATTCTGGATATACTTGGGATAGAAAGCAAAAAAATGTAATGGGTGTCGGAGATACTCAATACATGGGTGATATATATTTCCGCTCTGGACAGACTGCAGAAAACGATGGAGATCCTATAACATGCGTTGAATTATCTTATGTTAGAGATTATGCTGGTGGAGGTGCTATCAAAATAGAATTTGGTGGTGGTGAAGAGGGTAGCAATTACCCTGGTATCTCAAACTCAACTCATGGGAGATGGCATTTCCTTGTAGAGGACGATGTTTACTATGACTACGGTGCGTTGGTTGCAGCAGCACCAACATCTGTCCCATCGATACTTAATGCTGACGATGGTGGCTCAAATTGGTTTGACAGTATAACAGATGGTAATTTCTCTGGTATCTTTACTAGGGCTTACGCTACAGAAGGCGATTGGGATGTTAGTGACATACTACTTAGAGATGGTGACGGTGACCATACTGACAGGGGCGTAGATCAGTTTGACTACCATAATAAATTCTGTGCTGTAGGTTCACAATGTATGGCTACATCAGATGAAGCTAATGATCAGATCATTTTTATTGACGTAATAAGCTATGCTGCAGGTACCGTGACTGAAACAGCTATATATCAATTCCCTAATGCTGCCCACAGCGTAACTTGCATAGCCATGGCTAAGGATGAATGGGGAACTCTTGTTTCTATATTCCTTTATGGCACCGGTGCTACGTGGTTCTTTGCAAGTACTTTTTCATACGATTCAGGAGCTAACTGGTCAGGTCCCCATGACATGACCCCAATATTGGGTGGTACTACATCAATAGCTAATGTACCTATAGATATAATGGGTTGTGCTGATGGTTTTATATATATGTATGTGCAGGAAGATTCAGCCGGAGTACAAAGGCTATACGTAAATACTTTTAACACTACAGATGGAGCTACCTACACTAATGGCACTGCTGTTGAGGCTACTAGTGTGGCCTCGGATAAGGATATATCTGGTGGTTATTTCTTTAGGCCTGAAGAAGATGTCTATTACGGCTTAGATAAGGCTGGTGGAATAAGAATCGCTTACTTATCTGACGATGCAGTTGAGCAAGAGTTACTAGAAGACACGGCATTTCCAGCAAGTGGATCTGTTAACGATGTAGGCTTCAATCAGGACTTCATTACTATTCCTGCAGCTAGTGGAAATAGGACAGACGTATATTTAGAAGCTTTTAATAAGATTGGTGTAACGTGTAGTTTTCATAGTTATGAGCCTAATGTAGATTCAAAGATGAACGATAGGTCCTCTTACGATGATGTTGTCAATAGCACTGCTAAGATACTTATAGACCCTCAAACGTACGACTTTCCAATACCAGATCTTAATACAGACGATACTTTGAATTATATAGAACAAGACGCTAGGAAGGTATTTTTACCACCCAACAAACACCTTGATAGAGCGTATCTTGTTAATGAGGGCAATTTCTTAAAAAGAACAGTATGGACCATGGATTATGACGGTAATGCTTATGAGTTGTCTCAAGTAGTGCCTAGATTTATAGATGAACAAATATGCTACTATCATTGTAATGCATACGTTATAGGACAGTCAAGAGACCCATGGTCTAGAACTGTATTATTAAGCGAAACCTAAGGAGAATAAGATGGCAGATACAAAATATGCCGTATTTACATTTGCTTTACCGGAAGATACTGACAGCAATTACTTGCGACTATATAGCTCAGATACTGAAGATGGAACCTATTTACAAGTAGGAACTGATATAGCTTATGATTATGGCACTACTACATATGAATTTGCAGCTATAGATGAGGCTAAATGGTATAAGTTGCAATTTTATAACTTAACAGATACCCAACTAGGTCCCCTAAGTGACGCAGTCTACGGTGGTACATTTTCTACTAATGCTGCTCCGTTCCTAGCTGTTAGCACTCGTACTGACGGTGCGTTCTATGCTACAACAGATGATGTTTTTGAGTATTCAAACCTCACTACTGCTGATGTAGGTACAGATAGAGTATCCCAGGCATTGAAAAGGTCAAGGGCTATAATTGATTTAAGAACGGCGGAAATGGGATTAGACAGGTTTACTAACCAGTTTAGCACAGCTATATCTAGAAAGAAATACAATGCATCCCTTAGGGTAGTCAAAGAAGCTGAGATATGTTTCTGTCTTGGAATGGTATATAGAGGCCTATCAGACGATGAATTAATGGACGGAGTAAGAAATAATGACTCTATCCTTGATGTTATTAGTATAGGTGAATCTAGTATATCTCAAGACCTAGGTGGTAGAGAGTCTAGATCGTATACATATCTAACTAGTTTATCTGTTAAATATGCTACTATTGGTTCTGCATTGTTGCAAATGCTTCAGCCATCGTCAGTTATATTATCTATAACAGAGCCTGGTCAGGTAGCATGGTTCCCTTTTGGATGGAAATAATATATAATATTAATGAAAATAAACTTATATAAAACAAGGTTTTAACCGGTTCATATTAGAGTGTAAGCGAGAAAGACATAGCGAGTGAGGATTTAATCCGAACCTGTTACCTAGTAAGATAGATATAAGAAATAAGTGGAACTCTATTCAAGGTCTTTTGTACCAATGGTATAATTGATCTAAGTAACTAGGTTTCCTAAATCTCAAGTGTTTAAATATTTTATCTTTAGGAATAATATGGAATAATTGAGCCTTGAAAACATTTGTTGAACTATGAAGAAATTGGTTGAACTATGGCCTAATATGTGGTATAATGTAATTAGTGAATAGAAACACACACCAGTAATAGATATTGAATTAAGCAACGAGGAATGAATCCTCGTGCAGTTAATAACCCTGGAGGTTAATAATGGCTAGATCTAAAAGAAAAGAGTATCAAAAGAAGTATTATCAGGAACACAAGGACACTATGATTGCTGCCGCCGAGAAGTATAAGAAGGATAATAGAGATAAAGTTAATGCAAAGCAAAGGCAAAGATATCATGCTAATAAAGAAGAGAATGCTGCCTATAGGAAAGAAAGAAGAGATGATAGGCCGTGGGCACACAGGCATTACTTGGCAGTAGAGAGATGTACTAATCCTAAATGTGCATCATGGAAATACTATGGAGCCAAGGGTATAAAGATGGAGATCACGATAGATGAGTTTGAAATACTATGGATACGGGATAACGCTGATAGCATGAAACGACCATCTATATCTAGAAGCGATCATAACAAGAATTATACAGTGGAAAACTGTTGCTTTAAAGAGTTTAGTGAACACGCAAGAGAAGACTTAAACAATAGATATGCTGCTAAAAGAAGAGAGTTAGAAGAGCTAGATGCTCGTCTTGTTACTGAAATGGACACTGAAGAGATAGAGACAGAAGCTCAGCAGATATTCTCTGACTTTGATCTTTCTAGAGGTGAAGCATGAAAACTACAATATTAGATAAGCTAATACATGATACTGATGATTTAAGAATAGAAGCAGCTTATATTAAGAATAAGATAGACGACATGATAGAAGTCCTCGAGAAGATATTGAACATCATGGAGGGCAAATAATAGGAGTAACAATGGGAAGAATTAAAAAAGTCTCCGAAGCTCGCAAGAGCAATAAAAGACCTAAAGCTACACAACCTAAAAAACTTACAGCTAGTCAGCGCAGAAGAAGAGAGAGAACTCTAGACGCCGCAGTTCATTTAGGCGTAGCAGTAGGCGCAGTATTAGTAAAGAAGTATATAAAATAGGAGAATAACATGGGAGTTCCATTAAAATTTATAGCTGGTGCCGTAACTGGAGGAATAGCAGCCTACAAGTCACTGTCTAGCGCATTTGGATTGAGACACCTTAGTGACACGAGAACTAGGAAGCTATCTAGGCAACAGATTAAAAGGGCCAATAAAATACGTAAAAGGTAAACATGAGTGTATTTACTTCTATAGCTAGAAGAGCTGTAACTGGATTTGCAAAGAATGTTGCATCTAAGTCAGCTAATTCTGAGATAATTACAACTGCTATCACAAGTGGCATAAAGGGTTACGCACGATATAGGGCCATAACCGGAACTGCTATGATTGTAGCTGGTGCTATAGGTGAGTATGTAAACAAGAGAGAAGGTAAATCTAATAAATCTAGTGATATATCTAAGAAACAAGCACGTCAAGCTTCAAGAGAAGCGGCGATAAAGAAAGAGTTAACTAGAGGAAAAGATAAGTCTAAGAGTAAGAAGAACATTAAGAGTACTGAAGGTAGTGGTAGAAATGCTATTGCAAAATTCGATAGAGGATTTAAAGATGGCTTCAATGAAGGTTATGACAAGGGCTTTGCAGATGGCAAGGAAGAAGGGTATGAGGAAGGTTATGAAGATGCAAGGACTGAATTCTTAGAATCTAAACTTGGCAAGAGTGCTAACGCAACTACAGCCACTAATTCTGCAATAGCCGGAATGGATACAGGAGACAAACCTATTAGACCTATTAAATGGGGTAAAGAAACTATAGCATGGAGAAAAGGTGGTAAACTACCAGCGCGGTTCCAACCTAAGAAATCAGGTATTGTATTTAGAGCTGGTCTACCTAATTCAACATGGAAAGGTACACTACATGGAGGAGCTGCATAATGGGTGAGTTCACCTTCAATGAAAAACAATTAACAGCCATAGAGTTACTCTCACAAGGAGTGATGCATAAGGATATCCAAGCACAAATAGATATATCCCATAACACTTTATGGAAATGGAAGAAGAAGCCTGAGTTCATGAACGCTGTCGTTACTGCGGCCAGAGAAAGAATTAAAGATGAGTTACCCAGTGTATATAAAGCATTAGCTAACAAAGCTAAGACTGGTAGTCACCCCCATATAAAGATATTACTAGATCACCTTGAAAGACTAGAAGAAGAAAGAACTAAGTACGCGTCTACAGCAATCACATTCACATGGGAGCAATGATGACAGTACGTACACTTACCTATATGCCCTTTGAGTATCAGGCTATCCTACACAAAGACACTCATAGATTCAAGATAGTTGTTGGAGGCAGAAGGGCTGGTAAGAGTAAGTCATGTTTTCAGGAGATGCTTAGGTATGCTATTACTAATCCTAATAGCCTTTGTTGGTGGGTAGCACCTACTTACAGCGAGGCAAGAGAGATAGGGTATGAAGAGTACACAAGGTATGAAGAAGAGCTCTCAGGAGCCATCCTGTGCGTTCACAAGAGCATCATGCGTGTGGAGTTAACTAATGGTAGTAAGATCTATTTCAAAGGTGCTGACAGAAAGGATTCTTTAAGAGGTAGAGGATTAGACTTCTTAGTAGTTGATGAAGCAGCGTTTATAGAGAAAGACTTATGGACTAAAGTGCTTAGGCCTGCATTGTCTGACAAGAGAGGTAGAGCTATACTCATATCTACTCCTAATGGAAGGAATTGGTTCTATCTATTACACACTACAGTATCTGTTAAGGGTGATGACACTTGGAAAGCATATCATTGGCCATCATCTGTCAACCCTCTTATCACGCACGAAGAGATAAGCCAAGCTAAGGATGAGTTATCTAACAATGACTTCAGGCAAGAGTACTTGGCAGAGTTTGTTACTAAGGCAGGTCAGGTGTACGATGACTTCTCATTAGACAACATAATACATGACTTTAAGATAAACCCCAATGAGCACTACATATACATAGGTGCTGACTTTGGGTATGCTAACCCAGCTGCTCTTGTATTCGTAGCTGTTGATCCATTAACAGACACAGTGTATCAGTTTGATGAGATATATGAAGCTAAGATGTCAATGCAACAAATGGTTGATGAAATAGATACTAAGCTTGCTCAACATGGTCTAGAGAAGAAACATGTAAGAGCTATCTACACTGACCCTGCTGGCAACGCAGAAGAGATTACATCAGGTATATCACCAGTAGACTACTTACGTGGTACGTATACTGTTATAAATAAGGGGACTAAGATAGCACCAGGTCTACAGCTTGTAAGGTCGTTTATCCTTAATGCTAACGGACACATTAGGTACTATGTGCATGAAAGATGCAAAGAGACTACAAGGTCATTGTTTGGTTACACTTACAAAACGGTTAGTAAAACTAATACTGATCTAATACATGAGGAGCCCGATAAGGATGGTCTTCATGATCATGCGTGTGACGCATTGAGGTACTTCTTTGTTAACGCATATGATAACGCTAAGTGGATCACAGACCACATTGAGCAGCACTACTACACAAACGAACCTGTACGTACAACGGTTATAAAGAGATGTCCTAAGTGTAAGAGGCCTTTCGCAAGCCACACACCTAAAGACAAGAAGCCGTTTATATGTAAAGATTGCATGATAGATTAAGGAGAGCGGCAATGCCAAACAACACATTCAATTCAATACCACAAGAGATAACTGCTAAGGCCTTAGCTAATAACTTCTCAGAAGAAGAGAAGTCACGCAGAGAGGCAGCAGTAACTAATAAAGATTATTACTATGGGTTAACAGAAGACTATGTAGATACATTCAATGCAGAAACAGCACCTATGACAGTTAACTATACTAAGCCTATTGTATCCAAGAGATCTACAATGTTATATAATAGAAAGCTGGTTAGAGACATCACAGGACCTTCTAAATCTATAAGTATACTTGAGAAAGTATATGAAGACAACATGATAGATGAACTCATGCTTAAGGTGGATCTACTTGCAGAGCTTACAGGCTCTGTTCTTATATTGCCTACTCCTGAACCAACAATGGAGGGTGGTATACGATTACAGTTATGGGATGGTAGTACTATTAGTATCGTTCCAGATGAAGAAGACTCTAACAAGGCAGCTGCAATTAGCCTAGTAAAGATAATAGATAGGTTGATGGAAGGATGGGATCAGGGTAACCCACAGAATGAGAGACTGATACAGCAACAGATATGGACATCAGAGGCAGTGGTAATGTACCAAGGTGCTGAGTTAGCTAAGAGTGAAACAAACACATTAGGCTTCCTTCCCTTTGTTAACTTTATGGGCGAAGAGATATATGGGCAGTATGTAGGGTTTGCTCCTGCAGCTATAGTACGTAAGCTCAACGCACACATTAATCAGAAGATGACAGATCTCTCCTACACGATTAAGTTGCAAGCAGCAACTCCTATTGTCATAGAGGGTTACCAGTCAGGTGAGGATCTTATAGTTACACCTGGTAGGGCTATGAGTCTACCAGTTGGTGCTACTGCTAATGTACTCGATCTTGACCCTAAGATAGAGGAGACACTTGAAGTAATACAGTTCTTAGAAGAGAAGGTATATGACACATCCAGCGTGCCTAAGATATCTATTGTAGGTGGAGAGGGTGAATCAGGTAGAGAGCTTTTAGTAAGATGGTTTCCTTTAACTCAAGTGTTTAGGGAGAAGGCTGTACGCTATGAGAAGTATGAGTTCCAGTTAGCTAACATGATACTTAAGATACTTGGTGAACAACCAATTGAAGCATTGAAGATAGATTACCCAGACCAAGACAACCTTCCTTTCTCACCTAACGATGAGAACATGGAACGTGATCTTAGGCTTGGGTTAACATCTCCTTCACATGAGTTAATGAGAATAAATAGTGACCTTGATAAGAAAGAGGCTATTGCTATTATAGAAGAGAATTTAGATGAAGGGGTAGAGCCTGTAGAAGAGGTTGTTGCAGACCCTGATTCTACTCCTGAAGACGACCCAGAAGAAGAACTACCTAATCCTGGTAAGAAGAAGGAAAAGGACAAAGAAGCGGATCCTGACGATCCCAAAGAAAAGAAGAAGAAGAAAAAGAATCAAGATGATTCGAAGAAGAAGAAAGAAGACAAATAAACCCTGGAGGTAACATGTCGGAAGAACAAAGAGAAGGTAAGGAAGAGAAAGATTTCTCTGAGAAGTATGTAAGATCGCTAAGAGAAGAGGCCGCTAGTTGGAGAGTTAAGTGTAGAGATATGGAGACTAAAATGTCTCTTAACTCTATTAAGTCTGAACTAAATAAACGCGGGATAAAGGCAGATCCAAGTTGGATCAAAGTTAATGAAGGTCAAACAGTAGACACTGCAATAGAGGTACTCTTGAAAGATTACCCACATTTGGCAGTTGAGAGCGAAGGTAATGAAACCCAAGAACTCGACCCGTTGTCTGAGATCATCAATAAGAAAGTGGAGGTAGGTAAGATGCCTAAACCTTCAAAGCCTGATCCTAAGAGTTATGGTCACGAATCAAAAGCTCCTAACCAATCTCTCAAACATAGACAGATAAATGAGATCAAGGAAGACCCTAAAGCCAGGGCTCTTCTAAGAGAACAATATAGAACTATGCTCTCTACTGAGGGACATAGATCACAAACGTATGAATAATAAAGGAGTTAAATAATGCCACTTTCAAACAGTACTACACTTAATGACCTAGTTGGTCAAATAGTATCTAAAGAAGCCCAGTCTGCTGCTTACGCTGCACGGGTTATGAGACCTTTAATCAGGTCAGTTGCCCTCCCTCCGGGAGCGGGTAGCATAGTTGTTCCTAGGTTCCAGAGTGTTACGGTTTCAGGCCTTACTGAGGCTACTGCACCTACTGCTGAAGCTATGACAACTGATGGCGTTACGCTTACACCAGTAGAACGTGGTGCGTTGGTAACGATATCGAAGACTACACTGCACGCTGATCCGTTTGCTGACCTTTCGCCTTATGGTGAACAGCTCGGTAGGGCACTTGCCCAGGACGAAGATGCGCTTATACTGGATGCAATAGTACCAGCTACAGTTGTTAACGAACAGGGTTCAGGGGCTGCTAATTGTGAGCTTGCTGACCTTTTAACTGCTATAGGCAACTTGGAAGAGCAGAATGCACCAGGTCCGTATTACGCTGTATTCCATCCTACGAGTTGGAGCAAGATGAGAGCTGGACTTGATGACGCTGCTACATTTGCAGCAGTTGGTAAGAGAGTTGTAGAAGGTTTTGGAGAAGGCTTTACTAACCTTAATGGTTATGTTGGGTCTCCTTATGGTATACCTTGCTTCATAAGCACTAGTATTAATACTATTGATGGTGGAGATACGTATCAGAACTTGGTGTTCTCGAAAGAGGCTGCTGGTTATGCGTATGCCCAGGACATCGGTGTTGATGTTGATAACAATATTCCTGCACGTGCCTTTGATCTGATGGCGTGGTACAGTGGCGCTGCTGATGAGCTCGTTGATCTGTATGCTGTTGATCTTCAAGATGACGTTGATGGATAACATTAATCCTCAGGGGGAGTTCGTTAATAGCGTTCTCCCCTTTGTGGGCTTTTGAAATAAAAGGAGAAACTTAAAATGGCAAGATTTACGATGAATGCAGCAACAGGCTGTGTCACCAAAGAACAAACACTTATACTAACTATAAATGATAGCGTATCCACTGCTAGGCTGTTATCTAATGAAACCTATAGGATTATATCCGATGTAGATACCATGGTAGATTTTACAGCTAGTGGTACGTTCCCATCAGCTGGAGAACTTAATGGATCTTCAGGTGTATATCTTCCTAAGGATGTAGTAGAATATTTCACAACCACTTCAGATAGAGTATTTTTACAGGCTGAGCAAGCTACGGCTTCTGGCTCAATGTATATATCTAGAATACTCGGGAGGGGAGTCTAATTGGAAACTTATCTAATCGATCGATACATTCCATATTCGGCTGTCCTAACTCAAGCAACACTATAGTAATAGACGTAGTTGGTGCATCTGGATATGCCCTCTTAGAGGGTAATGAAATATATAGGTATACAACTACAACTGACTGCTTTGTTAGTGTAGATACTGCGTCTGGTGTCCTTTCTGAGGCATCTGGGGTTAGAGTATATCCCTGTGTTCCTGAGATGTTTTCAACCACAGGTAACCATATTCATCTTAATACTTTACAAGATGTCACAGGCGGAGCTGACACTGGCCTATTAACTGTGACTAAGATGATGACAAGAGGAGTGTAACATGCCTAGATCAATATATGGAAGCGTATATGTGGGATCAGTTCTTGCTAGTGGAACAACTCAAAACTTACAGCAAGTTACTAATGAAGGATCTACAACTTCGCATATAATTTCAACTGGTGGATTGAATGTAACAAATAACGATATATTAACCAATGCCTCAGGTGTAACAGATCTAGGATCAGTTGATTATGCGTTTAACAATGCATATATAGATAAGGTATATCTTAAGGGCTCTCCTACTACTCCTCTAGAGGCTACTACTAAACAATATGTTGATGATTCGGTATCTAATGAGAACCTTTGGGATAGATCAGATGCTAGGCTTTCAACGCATAATGCCAACGATGATGTAGTAGTAGATGGTGATTTCTATATTAATGCTTCTGGTATATTTCAAAACATATCTACAGACAGTATAGACGCCAGTGGCGACATAACAGTATCTGGAACTATTACAGCTAGTAATGATTCATGGGTAGGTGTTTCAACTAACAACTCATGGCTGTTTAACCAGCATACGTTCTCTGCGGTAGCCTCTACCATACCTCTCTTGAGTGCTCGTTCAGTAGGTGAGCCATTAGGTGTAGCTAATGCTGGGGCGTTAGATACCTTCCTTATAATAGCAGATACACTTAGTAGTGGTGGGTCATCGCTAGTGTTCGCTGACAGTACATTCACGAACTATCTTCTATTCCAATACTATACTGGAAGTGGTGCTTTAA